GAAACAAAAGCACCGCTAACGGATGAACAAAAAACAAAAATTAACGAATTAGCTGAGGTATCACAATGAAACAATTAAATTTAAAACAAGGCACACAAGAATGGCTCGATACCCGCCTAAATTATTTCACAGCAAGCGAAGCTCCGGTAATGATGGGGTTGTCGCAATACATGACAAGGACAGAGCTGCTACAGCAAAAGAAATATGGCGTTGAAAAACCAGTAAATGATGCAACGCAAAAACTTTTTGAGAAAGGTCACGAAGCCGAAAATCTAGCCAGGCCGATTATTGAAAAATTAATAGGTGAGGACCTATACCCGGTTACCGGAACTATTGAAATAGACGGATTAAAATTGCTGGCATCATTCGACGGCTTAACAATGATGGAGGATATAGCTTTTGAGCATAAGATATTCAATAAGAAATTGTTTTCATCAGTAGCAAAAGGCATTATTCCTGATGGTTATAAACCTCAGTTAGAGCAGCAATTAATGGTGTCTGGCGCTGAAAAAGTTATCTTTGTTGTATCAGATGGGACAGAAGAAAATATGGCCCAGGCTGAATATTTCAGCGATTCAGAGCTAAGGGGAAAAATTATTTCAGGCTGGAAACAATTTAAAAAAGACCTAGAAACTTTCGAGATTGTCGAAGCGGAAACAAAGCCAGAACCAAATCCGATTATGGAATTGCCGGCGCTTGATGTGTCAATCATCGGCGAAGTATCGCGAAGCAATTTGGAAATCTATAAATCTACCGCACTTCAATTCATCCAAAATATAAATACTGATTTGCAAACTGACCAGGATTTTGCAGATGCGGAAAACACAATTAAATTTTGTGACAAAGCAGAGAAAGAGCTGGAATCGGTTAAAAAAAGCGCATTATCACAAACAGCCGATATTGATTTATTGTTTAAAACAATTGACCATCTTAAAGCTGAGATGCGGTCAAAGCGTCTCACATTGAATAAATTAGTTAAAACGCAAAAAGAAGCCATCAAAATAAAAATCATTAGTGAGGCCAATAAAAAACTAGATGACCATATTGAATCATTAAATTCTGAATTGAAAACAGTAAGATTACTGAATATTAAAGCTGATTTTTTAGGGTCAATAAAAGGCAAACGCAATCTTAACGCTATGCATGACGCTATTGATACAGAACTTGCTAATGCAAAAATTGAAGCCGATAAAATGGCTGCTGAAATAAGAAAAAACCTGGATTACATAGTCAATAAATATGGAGACAAATACGACATGTTATTTGCTGATATGCAGGAAATAGCAATGAAAGAACATGAGTTATTTGTCAATATTGTAGATGATCGTATTGACCAACACGTAGAACAAGAAGCAAAGAGGATTGAAGTTGAGCGCGAAAGGGTCAGGATTGAAGAACAGCGAAAAGCTGAGCGTGAGGCCCAGGAAAAAATTGAAGCCGAAAGAGCGAAAATCATAAAATCACAGAAACTAGCTAAAGAAAAACAGGAAAAATTCGAAGCTGATCACACCAGAATAATAGAAAAAAACAAAAAAGAACGACAAATAATTGAAGAGCCAGAACATATAAAAACTCATGAACCGGAAAAAACAATCACCATTCTTTTATCTGAATATGAAAAGCTAAAGAAAAAAGCTGCAATATTCGACGCTTTATATGTGGCAGGTGTTGATAAGTGGGGTGGATACGATGAAGCAATCAGCGATTTTTTAGATTAAAAAGGTGAATCGATATGGCAAAAAAACGAAATTATCCAATACCGACGAAAAACAAACTCTTTCAGATATTCGCAGAGGCATGCAAGCCTCTATCGAATGGCGCTATAAAACAAATCACGCACGTTGACACAAGGCTGTTTAAGCATCTCGTCGATGAGCTCGAAAGCGAGGGCTATATAGAAACTGTTGACAACTTTAACAGGCGCGCATTAACAGCAAAGGGCCATTCTGCGGATGTGCGCAACTACAGGTTTCCAGATGGCGATATAACGACTGAGATTAAACTTGGAAAAACTGCGCGGGAATTGCGAGAAACGATCAACGAACAGAGGCTGAAAAAGGCGCTAAAGCTTTCGCGGTTTCTATTTTTAAATGTTTTTGAAGTAAGGAGAATAGTATGGTAAGCAATACTGTAGAACAAACGCTTGAGGCTCGCGGGAAAAAATATGGCGATTTCAGCTCGCACGCCTATATATCCCAATCGATTAAAGAGGCTATGCGACGCCAGAGCGGCTGGGGTCGTTTAAATACTGCGCAAGAAGAAGCTCTTGAAATGATAGCGCATAAAATAGCGCGCATAATAAACGGCGACCCTGATTATAAAGACAATTGGCATGATATTGCAGGCTATGCGACTTTAGTAGAGAGGAGTTTAAAAAATGAATGACACCATCATAGAATATGCGATTGATAGATGCCAAGCGGATAATCTAATAGCAGATCAATATCGCATAGATCGATACAAAGAGCGAGTATGCGCCGCAATGAAAAACGGCGTGGGATCAGAAGAGGCTTGCGACATAGCATTCATCGTGACTTTTTTTAATGACAATTCAACAGGTAAAAAATGAACATAACAAACTTAATTCTTACTGTTATAGTGTGCTGCTCTGTTTTAATGACTACATTTGTGTTAATTAATTTGCCTGACGTATATATGACGCAAGATTACAAATGCGTCAAAGTCGTTTCAGTTAAGCCAAACAACTGTAGCTGCGACAATCTGCCGGAAAAATATAATACGGTTTTTGTTGCTAGACGTTAATCATGAAATCAATAACATGCGTTTCGACAGGTGAGATTGAACAACAATTAGCTAAAAAAATATTATCTAACTGACAATATTAAGATCTGACACACGCCTCCAATTTGTTCCGTCTGAGAAGGCTGGCGTGGCTCCTCCGATGTCGTCACTTACGTATATCATTCTGCCAACAAGCTGCGCAGGAAGAGTGGCGACAGTGTATACAGGAAGAGTTTTAATAACCCAGCTTGCTCCATCAAATATAATAAAATCGCCAATCTCATCACACCACAACGTCATCCCTGTTTTTGCCGTATAAAAATACCAAGCGTTGGCATAAAAATGGGCTATTTTTTCATCTTGCCCCAGCCATGCACCGGTCGAGCCCGGCGCAACTATATGAACATCCCCCTCTGTAGGCAAAGAAGGGGGTGTTGTTGCTGTGAGTGTAATTGCTTTGCCGCTCATTAAGGCGTCAATAACCCTCAACGCTTCGTTGTGAGCGATCTCTTTTGCCGCCTGACCGACAGCTATTTCAGTTAATCCTAGTCTCGGAGTAGCCATTAAAACGTTCCCTCTAAAGGTTTACCTGCGCCCATAATAGCGCTCATTTGACGAATAGCAACATGTACAGTCGCTGTTGCGCTGCCGTATGCAGCACTTATTGTGCCGGCTGATATAACGCCGCCTTCTGAGCTGAATAAAACGCTGCTTATAATTGTACCACCCAAATAAAGAGGATTTGTTAAAAAATCAAGGCGGTATTGCTCTGTCTGCTCGCCAATTGGGATGTCAGAATTATCGAGCCATTTGTTATTTATTCTTGAACGTCGCGTCCAATATATATTCAGTGCGCCATCTGGATTTCGCCAGCCTCGTATCCATACAGGCGCCCAAGGGATTAAATGCAAACAATTAGCAGAGAATTGAAAATCTATGGCACTAGAATCAGGGCTGCCAACAGACAAAATTCTGCCATCTCGTTTGGCCCCTATCAATGAATTATCTATCTGAACCCGATCTATAGCGCCGTTTAATAATATAAACTCATCTCCTGCTGAATGGCTATATGTTTGACCCTCTGTGCCGCGCTGACCCCTCAAAAAACCAGACACTTCATACGTATTATTAGCAATAAGTGTCGCTGTTTTGAAATTAACAACCTCATTGCCAATAAGCGCAAGATTTTGGCCAAGTAACAATTGTTCTTCAGTAATAGATTCAATCTGCCCGTATTCAAGCGTAACAGTCAGCACTGTATAGCGGTCTATAACAGTCGTGCGAACATGTTGCATGGCTTCAGCTACTGTCCCACGCGTCATCCTTAGCGCAAATGATGCCTCTGTCTTATATGATGCTTTTCCATCGTCTGAAACAGATAGAATGGCACCTTGCCAGTCGCCTTCGTCTGTGTAAACGCCTACTGAATACCCTGGGACATTGTCTGTATCTGAGATGGCTGGCAAATCAAGAACCTGTGCATAAGTCGTTGCGGGCAATGATATTGATGTTGTAAAAACAGCATCGCTTCCAATTGGCGCTGTGACGCTATATGCTGATGGATCGTATGATACTGCAGCGATCGTTGCTTTTCCATCGCTATCATAACTTACATCATTTATAAATAATTTGACATTATTACTATCAACATCATATTCAACGACGTCGCCGGGCTGAAGCAATCTATTGTAAATGTCAAATTCCCATTTTGTTCTTTCAGCCCATGCCGTTGATAATTTCCTAAACGCTATTTTTTGCGCAAAGTCGCCAGATATTGACATGTTTAATCTAATCAATTCAGTCGAATTGCTTAAGCCTGATTGCTTTCTTGCATATTTAGACTCATGCTCGCCGCTATTTAGTTGATTATTATATTGCACAATTATTTCTGATGGCAGCTCCTCATCTTGAGTGCGATCAATATTTGCATTATTCTCACCAACAATATCATCGAATTTAGTTAATGTGACGTGTCTTGTTTCGGATTCCAGCCAACTATCATAAGCTGCAATACGCGACTTAATCGTTACATCAGATATACCGTTTGCAGCTCGAATTGCGTTAAAATCTGTTATCATTAACGATAACGTTAATATGATTTCACCGCCCCAAAACCCCCACCATTCTTTATTTTGAGGATTATGGCTCCATGTGCCAGCCATCGAGCCGGATGTGTTGAATAATAATTCCAAATAATCCCAGCACCGCTTTATTATCGCATCAGCAACGGTCTGCGTTCCTCCGGCAAGACGATAATAAGCTGCGGCGCGCATAAATAATGACGCTGCATGAGGCTCGTTATATTCGCCATAAATCGGCTGGTTCCCGTACATATAGCCAGCGCATCTCCATGTCACTGTTCCGTCTGCTACAGTCGCGCCAATAGTTGTCGGCAATACTGGAGCAGTCGCGGCTGTAACGCCTGAAGTATCAGCGCGATACATAAATCCATTGATCCCATCCATAGTATCGTTGAGATTAACGTTTACCGAATTTGCCCTCGGCGGCACAGATTCTGGAAAATTTGTCGGGATGAACTTGTTTATATCAGTCCAATTTGTGTTTAGCCAATTTAAAAAATTACCGGCCAAAGTTAAGGCTGCATTATCTGATGATGTGTAAGCGCATCTGGCTAAACCAGCAACGCAGCGCGCCGTATAACCAATCCACTCACTATTAGGGTCAGGCCAACGCCAGTCCCACGTGTTAGGCGTTCCACCTATTTCAAGAACGTCATATCGATCCCAGATGTATGCNGGAACAAATGGNCCTATTAGNCCGCCATAACGCGTGTGATATTCGTTTTGCGAGTCACNCAGAAAGCCGAGCATGACGCCGCGCTTTACNGGGTCATTCAGTTCTGACCACACCCACGCATTTTGATACCCNATACCTGGCCCACCAGCCCAGTCNAGAATCTGNCCGCTTACGCTGTTTGCTGTATACGGTGCGACAGATGGNGTGTATGGCAATTGNATCGCTGGTATTGGGCGAANCGATTCTAAACTTATGCGTTCGCTGCTTTTNCCNTAATAGATAAANCCGGCANCTCTAATTGTTTGCCCTNCTGTGAANCCTTTGCTAATGACAGGAGTAGAACTNGCAAAGGGATATGCCTTTTTCTCGAATGATCCNAGTGGAATATTATATGTCGTTAATGTTGGTGACAAAGTTAAGACATAAANCCACCGATAAGCGCCGACAAGAATGTCATCGCGNTCTTGCAAAAAAACAGTTATTTTTGTGCCNCTGAGCCTCGATTTTGCTCGAATAGAAATATGCGTATCAGACGATTTGATAATATCTTTTATGCCTCGCCCGAACTGCATTTCAGATGTTTTGTTTTCATTTGGCAGGCTAAAATCTATCCCGAAATCTGAATTGCGGGTAATGTTAGCCGTCGAAAAATTCGATCTAGTGCTCGATAAATACGTTCCTGGCAGAACGAACGCTGAACCTTTAGCTTTCTTGAACCAGCCTCGGCCATCGTCAATATCGTAAACTTTTAATATTGTCTTTGCTGTTGCGTTATACGCGTCCAGCCATTTTTGATTGCCAAACGTACTATATAATAAGCTAAATGCTTCTAATGCCCACGGCAGCGTATCAACAGCGCAATCAATTTCACCGCCTTCCAACGGCCTCCAATTTGGCCAAGCCTCGAACATTTCAGAAACCGACAGCATTTTTCCAGCGTCAACGGTATACGCAAGATTAATTATCAATTCCGTCGGGTTTATTGCGCCGTCAAAAAAATTATTAACGCCAAACACAACAGAAGTGCCGGTTTGATCGGTTGATATAATAGTTGGCAATAAATACTTAATGCCTCTGACAGCAGCATAAGGGTTTTGCCATGTTAAATATGACTTTTCATTATCATAGCATCGCGTTATCTTCCTAACCTTGTCACCATAATAACCATGCCCGGGAGGTATAGTTCCTGTATACGTTCCGTCTGGTTGCCGCGTAACCTTTATTTTTGCTGTCAATATAAACGATTGAGATTGTACAACGCGCTTAACATTGAATAGCCAATGCGGAGTGAACAGAACGTTTGGGTCTGCTGGCGGCTCGGCAAAATATAATCTTGACAAAGCCGATGCCATAAATGAGGCTCGATCTAGCCAAGACTGTGAACCTGTTGCCGCATAAGCTTTGATTGATGCGATAATTGATAAAAACTGGCCTTCTGATGTGCCGGCTGATGACGGGAAATATCCTTGGCGACCTTCGACATTATGGTACGCATTAACAATGAGCCCGTCCTCATTAATCATGCAATTTTTTGTATGCTCAGGGCGCCGTATTGGAATAGGATGCGATATAAATCTTAATTTTTCCCCATCGTCAACAACGCCGAAATCATATATTTTTGCCAATTCTTGCAAGAATCTTTGCGCGGTGCCTTTGCTGTGTAAATTGTATCCGTCAACAAAATCAGTCAATTCTGTTACGTCAAACTGATCTTCAGATAATCCAGCATCAATACAAATGTCGCCAACGATGCGATGTAACGGCGTTGGCGATGGCGCAACTGTTCCAATATTTGACCCAGACCCCTCTTGATGGCACACAACTTCAACAACTGGGATCCTGTTTCCAAAATCCGCCAAAGGCAAGTCTCTAAACACTATTAACGACCGATGCCTATATGCTGGTGTCAAATCAGGTCCGTCATTTGCCAATATGGTTGGGTCTTGCGCTTGGGCTGCCGAGCCTGTGTATACCGTAAAATATTGATGGAAATTTGTCGATGCCTTCAGAGGATCGCCGAGGAGGTACGGCCTATTTTCATATACGAGTTTGCTGTTGAGCCACATCTTTGATATGCCGACAATCTCATTTGATGTTAATAATACAGCGAATGTACCAAAGTATGAATATGAAGTGGTCTGTGTTGTTGTTGTTGACCCACCGCCGCCTTTGCCACCGGTTGTTTGCGTGTCCGTCGTTACATGAGCAACTTCCTTAATCTCCTCAGCCCATAACAATTTGCCCGGGATTCGCCCTTCGCCATAAATTTTTTCTAATGGGTCGCCATATTTCCCAGACGAAACTGAAGTCGCAGATCGCGGCTCATCGATAATATTTGTTGTTGTAATAGGCTTGGGCGGCGCAATCGGACCGATAAACAGCCTAAATATATGTGGATTTATTCCGCTCATAAATTTATAAATTTTGGTTTTATGCGATAAATGCCGACAATTCTATCAGTCCAAAATCTATTTAATTCTTGAACGATAACTCCTTTGTTTTC